GAGGTTGTTGAGGCTGAGGGTGTTGAGGCTGAGGGTGTTGAGGGTGATGATGAAATTATTCCGCTACGGTTGATGCTGGTTCCCCCGCCGGAGACATCGGTTCTAGACCATGAGGTGAATTCCATTCGGGACTACTCGGTGGCGGTGGAGCACGAGGTGATATTAGCGGCTGGAGACGAGATTGCGCATCGGTGGATCCGGTGGCCTAGTTCCTTCCACAAGGATAAGTTGTTGGGGTGCGCGTACTACTTGTACGGATTCCCGCCGGGTGAAAATGATGCTCTACCGGTAGCGGTCGTGGCGCCGGAAGATATCGACCAGAAAGAACGGGATTTTATTGAGAAAACGCTGTACGTGTACTACAGGTTTGTGCACGAGGCACTGATCGACCCGGACTGCAACATGTCGACCGTGGGTCAGCGGTTTGTCCGGGTGCTCGAGACGATTAACAACATGGCGCTGCTTGTGAAGCTGCATCAGCGCACCCAGCTTGTAACCAACGAGCATTTTCATCTGGGGACGTCGAGTGCGGTGAACACCTGGAGCGAAGCCTTGAGCGTGGCACAGGGTGAGCGCGAAGAATCCAGCTTCCAAAAGCTGCTCCTGTTCTTACTGAAAAAGGCGTACACCCTGAATTTGCGCAAGTACAACGAGAGGCTGTACCGGCAGACAGTGGTGGACGCGCCCGGACTGCCGCCGTTCCGCACACACGCGTGGCAGTTGTACTCGGAGATTGAAGAGTTTGTGTACGCCGCTGTCCCGAAAGAGAGCAACTACGACATGTGGCTGAATTTAACGTCGGCGCACTCCAACGTCACGGCGGCCGGTAACTACCTAAAACACTGCAAGGACATTGAACTGCCCAAGCTGGTTCCGGACAGGCACGTGTTCTCCTTTCGCAACTGTGTGTACGATGCAGACAACCATATTATTTACGAGTACTCGGACCCTACGTCGCACATCCCTCCGTCGTTGGTGGCCGCCAAGTTTTTCGACATTGACTTTCCGGTGGAGTACGCGGACTTGCAGCTCGTTGACTGGCGCGACATTCCCACGCCGAAACTCGACCAGATCTTGGACCACCAGAAGATTTCCGACGAGGCGTTCATCGTGTCGAAAAAAGTTGTCACCGTGGACCCTGTGACGGGGCAGCGCACGACACGGATGCAGGAGGACCCGGACGCGCCGCAACTGTCTGTGAAGAATTGGTATTTTGTGTTTATCGGACGCATGATCTACGAGATCGGCGAGTACGATGAGTGGCAAGTGCTGCTGTTCATCAAGGGCGTGGCGGGCAGCGGCAAGTCCACGCTCGGTAAAATTGTGTCGTATCTGTACGATGCGAACGACGTGGGTGTGCTGAGCAACAACATCGAGAACAAGTTTGGGCTGGCGGCGCTGGTGAACAAGCTCATCTACGTGTGTTACGAGGTGAAGCACGACTTTGGCCTGGACCAGGGCGAGTTTCAGTGCATGGTGTCTGGCGAGCAGATGGCCATTCCGAAGAAATTCGAGACGGCGACATCGGTGGCGTGGAAGACGCACGGCATGTTTATGGGGAACGAGGTTGCGGCGTGGTGCGATAACTCGGGCTCCATGTCCCGACGCATCGTGCTGGGCCTCTTCAACGAGATTGTCTCCGACGGCAACCCCAAGTTGTTCGTTGAGCTGCAACAGGAGATGGGCCATATTTTGCTAAAGTGTAACCGAGCGTACCGCGAGGCCGCCGCAGCATTTGGCACCGTTGACATCTGGAATGTGCTGCCGCCGTATTTTGCAGAGAACCGCCGCAAGCTGCGCGCAGAAACACACGCGCTGGCGTTCTTTCTGGAGAACTGCACCGACCTGCACTGGGACCGAAAGGCGTACATGTCCATGGACGACATTAAGCTCATGATGAACGTGTACCTCATCGCCGACGGGTCATTCAAGTCGCAGAAACGCGGGTTCACCAGCGACTTTTACCAGTGGGTCTTCGAAGCGTACAAGATACGAGTTGACATGGACTCTAGGGATTACAAGGGCGAGCTGCGCACCACCAACTTCGTCACCGGTGTCTGCGATAAAAACAATAAACATTTAATTGTCTAAATAATCTATTTTTACCCATTCGAAACTAGGCCTCATTATTTAATTCTAGTTTATTGTATAGCGCGAGATCAGCAATGGCAGCATACGTCGGGCAGTCTGTATTCACATTTGGTGCCGACATCATTAGCGACATTATGCAAACCAAACAATTCAAAAGGTTGTACGATGTGCGCCGACTGGGGTCGCTGTGTTACCTCTTCGAACCGTTTCACCAGGTGTCCATGCACGACTCCTCGTTGCGCATGCTAGAAATAACATGTCACTGGCTAGATGCGCTCTTAGTAAACGCAAGTCCGGTGTATAGTATAAAAAACAAGGATGTGTTGTGCGTCAAGATAGCGGCGCTGGTGTATAACATCGGGCAGCGGTCGTGGTTGTTCACGTCGCCTAGTCACGCCCACGAACTCGACTCCGTCCGGTTTTTCATGCAACTCCTCCACGAAAACTTACACATTCTACACACACTGCTCTTCACTTATGGCTTGAGCACCGAAGACATCAGTCAAATTTGTCGGTTTATTCAAGGGGATGCAGACCACCCGCTGGGGTTCATCGTGAACAACCCGCTCAGCAAACTCGATGTGAACACGCTGGAAATGTTTACGCGATGTAGCGTGTTCTGGGCGACCGACATCCGCTCGCTCGTGTGGACAGGTCATAATGTTAGGGAGCTGTTCACGCACTCGCGTCTGGTGCTGCACGAAGGTAAACCTACAGTAGCGTTTGAAGAGCTTGCTCGTGTACTCGTAAACAAGTACTACCGGTCGTTCGCAACGCTGCACGGGTTTTTGGTAATGCACCCAACGGTTAACGCCGTGCACTTGATGCGTATCCAGGCCAACATCGACGTGAACGACCAGGATTGGAATGACTACAACATCCACCGCTTCCCCGACCTAATGCAGCGACTGGAGAGCCGCAACATCTACACCATGCTTGACGAAATGTTTTTAACCACGGGATCGCTGGACGAGGTGCTTTCACTGAGCAACGCCATGATTGCAGGGATTATGCAAAACAGCACAGATATACTCATGCAAGATCTAGTGGTTAGTACAACAATCTACGACTCTAACATTAGGTGTCAAAGTGCCGCAAAGGCTCTTTCGGCCGTGACAGCAAGCGGTGTCATTTGTGCATTTGATGTAGACATTGTGAATCTGCTGCATTATGAATATGTTGGTGTTGTTCGCGTGTATTCCAAAGCCGTCAACAAGCTTGAAGAAGCCCCTTTGTTTAAAGGCTACTTTTAACGACTTTTTTTTTTAACCATTGGACTACTTACTACGTACTGATGTGTAAAAAAAACCTAATAAACCAATTGCTTTATCACCGGGGTGGGTGTACAACGTTACCACGGCTTTTGATAAATGTGTGGGTTTCACCTGCGCCACTACCCTACATTCACCCTCGTCTTTTATCCTGGCGCTTGGACGCGGTGCGTTTGGAGCGCGTGGACCCCTTTCGCTTGGACGCTTTATGACTTTTACCATGCTTCTTGGAACGACCCGCAGCGGCCCCCCGTCGTGAGGATAGCATTCTTTGCATACTCGGCAATCGCTGCACACTTGCCGGCCTGCTAGGTGTGAGTGGTTGAACTGGCGTGGTGTAGTCTTTGGCGCTGGACTGACTGGACAGAAGGTTGCCGTACGCGTCCAGCACGTTTTCCGTCACTTCCACATGTCCGACGCCGTTTTGGACTGTGTTTTTTACAATTTTTTCACGTAATTCCCCATTTTTAAACACCTGCGACGTCAACACACTTGTGGCCGCTTCACGCGAGCCGGCAACGGGCGTTGCCAGTTTAACAATATCCTGGACATCTGCCGGCTCTAGTTCGAACATGTGCATGATATTATCCACTACAGAACATACCTCGTGTCCGTTCCTGTTTGCGCTGGAATATTGACTTAACATTAGGTGGTGATCTTTAACCTTTACCGCATATTATATTTTTGTGCACTTGTAGGTCAGCACTTGTAGGTAGGGCCGAGGCAACGATAACGAGCAACGATTACAGCTTGAGGTTGTCATCGTTCACCCAACAAATAATTATTATTGTACACGCTTTTATTCTATTCGATCATAAACAAAAGCAAATCTTTTCTTTTAGTAATAAATGGCTCTGAATGGTTATACAACACACAACGGTGTCATTACGGGGATTGTGAAACCCGAAAACAGTGGAGACACCGCGGACATTGGAATACTGGATCCGAAACAGATGGCTCATTATGTCCATCCTAATCCGGGCGCACATCCGGGCGCGGGGTACTATTACCTGCCTGGGCCCGCGCCGGGCTACTTCGTTGCCTCCTCGGCCCCTGGTAGACCCTACAACTACGCAGAGCCGCCTAACAGCCAGAGCCAGAACAGATCACGCTCGAGGGAAGAGTACAGAACGCACACCAACTACCGTGGACGGGGAAGGGGGCGCGGTAGGGGCAACTTCCGAGCGTACGAGCGCAACAACGGCGCACAGTCCACGCGGTTTTGTTTTAAGTGCGCGCAAACAGGGCACGTCACCAAATCGTGCAAGCTGTACAAAACGAGTATCTGCAAGTTCTGGCGTAATCCGGCGTGCCGCTTTGAGAACAACAGCGCGGATTGTAATCACGCGCATGGCGAAGAGGAACTGCGCGCCGTCGCCGATGTGTATTGTGTGCGCATTGAGTACGAGGACGGCAAGCAATTAATTACCGGGTGCCTGCGGCCCGGACACAAAAAGGACAACTGTCCACTAAACACCGACGCCAACCGGAACTCCAACTCCAACACCGACGCCAACCGGAACTCCAACTCCAACACCGACGCCAACCGGAACTCCAACTCCAACACCGACGCCAACACCACCACCTTTGAAAAAGAATTCGGTGACGACAAAAATTAGTTTTTATTTTATGTACTAATGGTTTTAATTACCCCACGATTTATTTAGTAGACAAGCATCATCCATTCGTAATAACATAACTTTTTATTATTACGCATGGTCTCGCAGTTTTTTTACGGCGCGTGTTTGGGTGCCAGCTGTGCATGTCTAGTTCTGGAAGTCAACCACACCATTCGGGCAAAGCGCGCCGCGAAAATGCAACAATACTCCAACATGATTATTTTTATACAAGGCGCACTATTCGGATCGGTGTTCGCGCCTACTTTAATGCGTCTGTTCAACGATATCCGGGGTAGCAGCAATACACGCATCATGTCATTGTTCACCGATTTAAAGGCGGCCGTTTTTAACAATCGAATTCATTTGCCCTAATCGTTTTTTTTTGTTCATATCGTAACATTTATTTGAATAAGACTATGACAATAAAAACACTCATTGACTACGCACGCACTGACTAGCGCTTTAATCAATATAGCCCGCGGGTAACAACCCGTTTTCTTTCTTGATCGCTAACGGCACGTACATGTTAAAATAAAAGTCCTTGACGCGCGGATACAACTGCGTGTCCCAGAACTCCGCGTCGAACAATACCCTCGTCACCTGCGTCCCCGTAGGCGTCCACACCACAAAGTCGCACCAGTTGAGGTTTAAGTTGCCCATTGTCCCCTGTATCTGCGCGTTGTAGTATGCCGGCACGGCGTTCGGTTGGTAGAACTGCTTTTTAAAAGGACACTTGATTTCCAACAAGCCCTTTTCGCACCGACCGGATTTGTACGTCAGGGTGATTATACCGTCTGGACTATTGCCCATCCACGGTCTCGCCGGGTTTATGATGAGTCCCGTTTCCTCCACGGCGATGCTCACCAGTCTCTCATCATCGCCAAGCGTGGGACACTGCGCCTCAATTTCGCTGTTCATATTCTCCAGGTACTGCAGCCGTGCGGTGTCCTCGTGATCGCTACCCCAGCGCGTCGCAACGTTGCCCACGAATCCGCCCCACAACAGCTGCTTCAACAATCCGCGCGGCGACATGTACATGTTGACACCCATTGCAGCGCCAAAGTTCGATGCGGTAATACGACCCACGCGGCTCTGCAACCACTCGGCCGACCCCTGACTGTACTTTGAAATGCTCTCCACCTGTTCAGGGGTGACTTGCAGCCGCTGCATCCACGTATCCAGAGTCACAGCATCTGCCGGCGCGCACCCCCCCACCACACTCGCTGGTCTCACGGCAATGCTGGGCTGGCCATCGACGGCGCTGTTGACCATGAACGGGAAGCTGAAACCAAGCTTGGCGTTTGGCGCTACGGCTCGTTTTTTTTTCGCGGGCTGCAGAGCATCGATGTTATCACTGCAGTCATCCCAAAAAGATGCCACCGCCGGATCATCATTTCGCTCGGGCGATGGAGTGTTACTATCGTCGCTTTGCGTTGGAGTGTTACGGTCAACGGTAGTGGACATGTTTAAGTTTTCAATAAATAAATGTATTGAGGGGGAAAAAAGCATCAAGTAGCTAAAAACAAATAATATTTAGAGGAAAAGATCAGAAAGTGCGCATCCATTGTCGGACCACGTTGTGGAGTAGAACCCGCTTTGTTCGTGATCAAAATAGGTATATGGGGCGTCTCCGCAAATGCGCGCAATGTCGGGTATGAACTCCTCGGTGCACGTTATGTCCGTTTCCATGAGGTCCATGCCATTCCCGTTGTCCAGCGTCGCTGTCTGCGAGCGTTGCTGATGTGAGACCATTGTGTCGTGCGGAGCTATGTCACGCGGCGCTGTGTCATGCGGAGCTATGTCATGCGGAGCTATGTCGTGCGGCGCTGTGTCACGCGGAGCTATGTCACGCGGAGCTACAAAGTCTGCGGCGGCTGACATTTGGTCGGGAATAATATTTATGAGCCATGAACCATCCAAAATTAAAATCCTGTTAAGAAATATAAATACAAATTTGGATTCTTAATGAATTACATCAGCGATCTTGGACAAGCGGTCGATGTGTGGCAACGCCAACAAATGTCGGAGACTATTCCGGACCGGTCCTTTGTACCGATCTCCCAAACCGGAATCGAGTATTCCACCGACTACGAACCGGTGGTGTACCAGTCCAACCGCGCGTTGATGGAGGCCAACGCAGCACAGGAGCTGAATGAACTACAGGAACGAAATCACGCGACCACGGCATACTCTACGCTCGACTGTGTCGCGACACCCCTCTTCCCCACCTTCAACGCCCAGCGCGCCAGTATGTGTGCCAAACGAGAAGACCAGCTAATGGCCTCCACCAAAGGTAAATTAGAGGAGAGGCGAGTGGTGATGGCGCCCGAGAGGCGAGTGGTGATGGCGCCCGAGAGGCGAGTGGTGATGGCACCCGAGAGGCGGGAGGCGTGCGGTACGCAGAACGATAATACAATGCCATACCACAACTTGTATAACAACCAAGCTTACCTGGTTCCACTTATGGAAGAAGAAGAAGAAATGGAGGATGACTCGGACGAAGAACCCGAGCAAGATGATGCACGGCCAGTCCCGTTTGCGCGGAAAATGGTAAACAGCGTGCGTGGTTCTTTGTACGACTTGCAGCACTGGGATAAACTAACACCGACCTTGAACGGTGAAAATACGTGCGGCATTTTGAAGTATACGCTGACGCGCGACACTCGCGCCCCGTATTTGTTACTTTGGGTGTCGCTGCTCTTGCTGCTTATTATCCTGATTTGCCTGGCTATTACCGTCGGCATTAAAAAGCGGTGACAATAAACGCGTTATATCAAATGTTGTTTTTTATTAATTTTACATGTTAAATACTCAAAAAAATGGAGTCGCTGCACAATCGCATGGTGACTGCTATTCACAACAGTAACAACCGTCGCGTCTTGCTTTGCAGCCTAACTTTTTCCACCCCAGAATTTGACGATATTAGCACAGCCGCCCAAACCTTTGACGAACTTGTGATCTTAGCACACGTATTCGAAGGAGCGCCACGTGAATGCGATGGTGATGAGTGTAAGTTAATTGGTTGTGTAGAGTCCCATGGAGTACGTGTGTATGGACCGCAATTACTAAATGAGACCATTAATACCAGGAGGGCGTAAGCTAGACATCATCCATAACTCGCGCGTTTCCAACCCCACGGCGAGGCTGGTCACGGGCGACGAAATGGAGGTCATTAAGGCGGACCTAGCATCGGTGTACGTGGCGGATTCGGGCACGTGCCGCCCATTTCGACGCCTATCGGAACTATACAAATCCTTGTACGGAATGGTTGTCGCTTGGCGCCTCGCCTTCAACCGCTCACTCATTAGGATTTGTGCTTCTGATAGCGCAGGTGCTCCACCAACTCCACCACCGCCTTTACTGCCGATACTGCCACCGCCGATACTACCGCCACCGATACTGCCACCACCGATACTGCCACCGCCGATACTGCCACCGCCGATACTACCGCCGCCGATACTACCGCCGCCGATACTGCCACCACTGCTACGACCACCGATACTAGCACCGCTTGTTCGTGCTATGTACTCCTCCACGCCTAACTTTATTTGTTGTTCGATGTACTGTGGTGTAGGGATGGTAGAAATGGTAGGGATGGTAGAAATGGTAGGGATGGTAGAAATGGTAGAAATGGTAGGGATGGTAGAAATGGTAGGGATGGTAGAAATGGTAGGGATGGTAGAAATGGTAGGGATGGTAGAAATGGTAGAAATGGTAGGGATGG